TGCAACATCTGGCTTAATAATACCAGAAATTGTTGCATTGCTGATTGAGTTTGCTGCACCATGCGGAAGGGGAAACCCTTCAACATCTCAGCTCGCTCAGAGTCAGTCTTTTCAGGAAAAAGGAATTTAAGAGCTTCGATGCTGTCTACACCAAGCTCTTGCAGGTTACGAACGACGATTGACTTTTGGTTAATGTCGTACGCTGTATCCTCATAAACATCACCCTGATATCTATAAGTAACAATACGTTCGCCGTCTTCAGGCAAGCCGACAACACCAGGTGGTACTTTATTCTCCTGCAGAGAAAGTTGAATTGTCTGCGTAACTTTAGCCTCAAAACGAGCTAGAGACTTTTGATATTTCTCTATATTTTCTTCCGTTTGTTCCTTAGGAAAGCTTGGTTCTTTGAGACCTGCTGCAGCAACAAACGACTCACGGAAAATAACTTCTTGGTGGTAGATCATCATCTCTAGGAGACGATTAAACCCATAGGTCAAGAAGCTTTTATTCTTACGAAGAGCCGTGGCCTGAGCACGACCCATCAATCCTTTAATTTCCGTCGCCGTCGCGCCTGCGGAAATTGAAATTTCATCAACGCCTCCAAGAGCCGTGCGAATCTCTTCCCTTAAAAGCAGGGTATACCGGTTCATGTCGCCATTAACCGGGTCTGGCGTCATATAGCCCACACGGTCGGAAGGCTCGACGTTGGCGATAATGCGAGGAACCCGCAAACCACCACCCATACCCGCTCCGAAAGGTTCGCTTACGCGAGTCGAAGGACTATCGGGGCCAGAGAATCCGCTCTGACTACTAATTGTCGGCCTGAAAGTGCTACCCGCATCACTCGCTTCGACCAGGTCGCTACGAGGACGAGAACTAATCAGCGTGGGATTACCAAAAAACTCAATATTCTTAGCAATATTGCGAGTTAACTCGTCATGAAGCACAATTTGCTCCATAAACGGATCAAACTCGCCCTCCCCTTCGGTACCACTGGCGTTTGGTTTGTTTAAAACCTCAACAGCCGGGATAAAACCAAGGGTATTGGGTCGTTTCTTAGCCGGAGTTAAAACCGCGCCGGGCTCTAAGTCAAAACTAAGTTCAGTATCCGTCTCCACCTCGCTAATTTCATCAGCTGTAATAGTCAGACGCACATAGCGCTTGTTTTGTCCGTAACTATTACTAGGTAGTCCAAGATTTGCGTTCTTAACTTTGTAGCTATAGACAATAATTACCTCTTCAACCTCACCGTTTACATCGTGATAGACGCGGTACTGATTTTTGTTGAAGAAATAAATCTGATATTTAAGTTTCGGGTCGGGGCGAAAGTAGAACAGGCCACACCCATCGATTAAGAAATTGCGAATAATCGCAGGAAATCGAATATCTAGCTTATTTAAAGCTATGACATCTTCTAAAAATCGAGTGCGGCTCTTGAAAGTGTCTTGATCGCAGTAAAAAGCCAGACCCTTCTTGATCATCAGAAGAATCATCTGCTGAAGATGGCTCAAAACAACCATGGTCGATGCCTGGCTGCTTCGATCCTGAGTGCGTGATGCCTCTAAGATCTCGTTGAATCTTTTTCTAGTTTCAGTCGAGCTGGCCATCTACACACATCACTGGTAATTGAGACCCTAAACAGGATCACTTACGGAAAATAGCTTCCTTAGCTTTTTTAGCCTTGGCTTTAGCCCGCTTGCGAGTCTCTTCAGAACCGCTCACTTCTTGGCCACTAGGAGCTTTCTTGGCTTCGCGATCTTCAGCAAACTTTTTGAGAAGCTCCGCAGGCATTTTGTCAGCCATTTGGTAGTAAGTACGCTTTGACTCTTTCCAGTTTAACCGCTTCCTCGGGCAAATCCTCGATTGGATACGAGGTTAGCAGATGATCCTCACGACCAAGCATGTCGGTATTACCTTCTTTGGGTTCAAAGTTCTCACACAACTCCTGGACCTCAGGGCGATCCCAGATGTAATACTCAGCAATCGAACGCAATTTAGTTTTACGCTTGTCCGCATCGCCCATCCAACTCAAATGCCACCCGGCATCCCTCTTACCAAAATATCTGTTGTTCTGTGTGGCACGCATCGAAGAGAGAGTGCCGAAATCTTTAAGTTGTTTAACAGTGCTGACAACCCCACAGCGCCAATCAAACAATTCACCACTAGGAGAAACCAACTGGCGATCAGCGCGTCCATAGTGCATAGACATGCTGAGGCGCACAACTTTATCTTTTTCTTCGCGAACAGTTTCTAAAAGCTCAGGAAATTTGGCTGGGTTTGCGATCTCATCGCAGTCTGAGCAAATAAAAACTGTATCTTCCGGCATCATGTGAAGCCCGACACCAAGAGCGTCCCGCTGTCCGCGCTCACGAATCCAGGGATCCGGCGCTTCTTCTGCAGAAGGAAGTTCTACATGGAGGACTTGAATTTTATCTTCAGGTAACCCAAGTTCACGAATTGTGTCTAAGCAGGTAAAAGGTTTATCCTCGCCACGATGAGTACGGTTTGCGTCCGTAATCAAAAAACCGTCGACGTGGTTCTCTAACGTACGAATCCGAAGCTCAAGAATTTCACGTTCATTAAAGTAACAGAAAGAGTCTATGAGCACTGTAGCTGAAGTCGTGTAGCACTATATTAGCCTACTATCGCTCCTGCAGATATTTCGAAACCTTTTGTTTAGCTCGCATCAGAGCGTTACCATTCGATTGCTCAGAGATCGCGTCGTCATCAGATTCCACTCCGTTGTACTGCTCGTTTGGAGCAGCTGGTGCCTGAGGTGAAGGGGAATACCGATAATCAGTCTCCTCGTCATCCACTCCCTCAGCAAAGGCATTAGTAGAGGGTTGATTGGCGCGGCGCTGCTCATCAGCGGCCTGCATATTCATCTGGTACGCCTTAGCAAAACCGAAAGCAGCCTGGGTGTAGGGATCCATCAGTACAGCACAAAGACGCCATTAACAGAACCGCTAATTAAGGCAGTACAAGCGATAGGGATAAGGTCATTCCCCTCCAGGTTAACCGCTGTTGCGTGCTGCCCTGGTGCGTCAGAGAGCTCAACAGTCAAATAATCTTTGCTGCTTGCCGCCTTAGATTCGATATAAATGGCTCGACAAGTTGGAAAGTTTTTGCGACCAAGAGCGGGAGCCCAGCCAAAACCACTCGCATACGGCAGTACAGAAGTCTGCCCATAAACAGAGCCGAAAGCGCGAATATCCATGTAGAAAGACTGTTTCGTATATCTTAACTCGCCGTCTCTTGTTTTTCCAAGTAACCAATCAAATGATCTAAATACCACTTAGCTTTTCTAAGATCCTCTAATCCATTTTTATGCTTCTCTCTTGAAACATATTTAAGTACATTCATTTTGCAACCACCGCAGAATTCTTCGGGAGTCAAGCAAGACTCCATATAGTCAATAGTCTCAATCGATCCCTGCGTATAGTGATCAGGATGATTTACAGGATCACTATTATCTTGTTGTGTGTCTAAATCTAGTTCGGAGAAGGTCAGTTGAACATACTCAGGGTTACTCATAACCAAACATCTCCGAGACATCGATGACACGACCCAGCTTACCCTCTAATTCTTGGCTGTACTTAGTATCGCAGTGCTCAACTAGACCGCAAGAAGGTATGTGGACTTTGCCATCGGTCTCAACGATCGGTACAACTCGACGATGCTCCTGACCATCTCGCAAATTCTCAAACGCAAGACCCATAGAACTCCTGTCAGCGAGCGGCCAGCAACGAAACTGAGTCAATTCAAAACTTTTTATCGGATCAAAACTTACAGAGGTCACATACTGTTCCGCCATCTCCTGATCAAGGATCATCATGCCCATGTAGGGGTTACCCAAAGAAACAAATCCGACGAACTCGTCATCTAACGGTGTCAGATAAGACTCAACTTGATAAGGTCTATCGGCCCAGACATCCCGCGTGGGCGAGTTGAGCTGCCAAACTTTGTGATTATCGAAAGGAACTTTTAAAGACTCATAAGACTCATATCGACAGAAACCAGGCTCTAGGTTTAACTTCTTCAGCTTGTCTTTGTACAAAAACCAATACAGAAAATTCTCATTTGTAAAACAAATATCGTTTTCTGTGTAGATATAAAAGTCATAGTAGTGATTTAAAACAGCTTCTCGCAGTAAACCTTTGTGAGCCCAGGTTAAAGAGTACCCCTGCCAAGACTCAGAAGCGACAACAATATGAAGAGAGTTAAAAACAACATTAGACTCAATCAAATCTTTTAAAATAACTTTATCTTTTTCGTGCTCATAGTCGATGTATATAAACACATCTTTCTCTCCTGCTATCCCCTCGTAACCACGCAGGGTTTTAAGCAGGGAGTCGAAGCGCGAAAGTGGATTGTGCGCTGTTATGAAAATAATAAATCTGTAGTCTTTCATCAGTACTCCATTTCAAAATTGCCGCGACGCTGGAGGAAACACACTAAGTGTGTATATGCGTCCAACAAGTCGTCATGGGAAGTTGCGCCGATATTGATCAACTGATCAAAAAGAGCATCAAATTTACGGTACCTATTAAAAGTCACTCTTTTGTTTTCCAAGAGACCCAAGGTCCCCCGGAATCGAGCGATTTTATCCCCTCTAAAACCTTTAACCTCATGAATATGAAGGTTACCTAAGCCCCATTCACTCAACATGACACGTCTTAAATCTGCGGCTAGAGAAGCTTGATAAGCAACCGATTCAACAACTAGCGAACAAGTCGAGTAGGTCGGGTAGTACTTACCATCACTGTCTTCTTGAAGGATGCCCCATTCGACAAGCATCTTGCACAAAAGATCAATCTTCTCCAGATTGCCTATAGAGCGCACCTGGTGTGCGTCAATAATATAGTACTTATCCTTTAACCTACCTCCGAGAACAAACGCCGTGTAATCAGACGTTTCATTCTTGCTAGCCGATAAGTCAACGCCCACGGCTAGGCTGTCGAACTCAGTAACGACATCACCTCTTATTAATAGATCCGGCGAGAGAACCAAGTCTGACGTCATCACAGGTTGCTGCTGATACTGGAAAGCAAAAGCAACGGGGTCTAGTTCTTTTTGCCCTAGCAGGTAATCGACACTCCATTGCTCAGGCCAGTAACTAACGGCATCACCTTCATCGTCGTAAGTAAGCGCTTCTTGTTGTACCTGCTTCCAGCCTTTATCAGGTACGAACATCGTTTTATGGATGTCAAGAGGATGAAACCTAGTTCCAAGGCAGATTGCTCGACCGCCTTCAAAAATAATTGGTGCGATCACAGAGCTCCAGTTGTTATTCATCTCTTCTCTAATAGTAGGGTTTTTAATGTCAGTGCTTGATTTAATAGGGTCATCTACAATAACAAGGTGAGCACGCTTTGACGTAATCGAACCCCTCAATCCAGCAGCTCGAAGAGTGAATTCTTCGTCACCAACACGACTAATACCCGCATAATCAAAATCGATACTCCAACCGATGTCTGACTGCATACCTGAACGCAATTGAACTTTCGGAAAAATCTTTTTATAAGTTGAAGAATCGATAATTTGTTTAATGATTCGACTCTTAGGAATAGCCGTGGCGATGTTGTATGAACAGTAAATAATTTGCAGAGGGAGTCCTGCAGTAGTATGACGTCCAATAATCCATGCTGTGAACATGTTAAGCACAGTAGACTTAGCGCTACCCCTAGGAGCTAGAATGTCTAAATTAGGGCCAGCTATATCTAGTAAATACCGATTACTCTCACCTGTTATTAAGTGTTTGTGCCATTCCAGCATGTGAGCCGCCGGAGCCTTGTCCATAATCGTACAGAACGTATGGAAGTCATCAGAAGCACGCAAAAAGATATTATCGATAGCCCCACTCTCTGAATCCACAGCTCTTGCTGCGCGGAGTTTTAAAGCACGACGATACGCAAAAGTCTCTCTACTAGGCATGTCTCTCTAAAAAGTGTCTGTATACTGTTAGCAAGATTCTACCGCCAAATGGCAAAAATTCTTTGGTACGGCGACATTCTCTCTAATACAGGTTTTGCTAGAGTATCACACAGTATTCTGAGCCATCTAGCTCGCACAAATGAAGTTGTAGCGTTCGGAATTAACTACACTGGCGACCCGCACGAGCTGCCCTATAAAGTTTATCCGGCTGGGACACAAAATCCATCAGATCGGTTCGGTATAGGTCGTTTGCCACAAGTCGTCGAAAAAGAAAAGCCTGACTTCGTCATCTGCTTAAACGATATTTGGATTATTAACCAAGTATGGGAGCGAATCCATTTGCTTAAAGATTCGATCAAGTTTAAGTTCATAGCATACTTCCCGGTTGATTCAGAGTACTACGTGAGTTCTATGCTCTCGTACATTAGTGATTGGGATTTTGCAATTACATTCACAATCGAACAAGCTCAGCGTTTAATGGCTCAAGGCATCAAACCAAAACTTCTCGGTGTAGTTCCGCACGGTTTAGACGAAGGGAAATTCTTCCCGATTGAACAGAATGAGGCACGTCGAATGCTTCGGCTCCCTGAAGATAAATTTATTGTTCTTAACGCTAACCGTAATCAACCTCGTAAGCAGATAGATCTAACTATCAAAGCTTTCGCCGAATTCGCGATTGATAAACCAGACACGCTCTTATATCTACATATGAGCGAAAAAGATCTTGGGTGGGATGTCCGCGCAATTTTCGATACAGAAATGCGGAGAAAAAATTTACAGTCAGATAATCGCCTTGTGATGACGACAAGCAATATTGATTACACAAACGCTCCTCCCGATGAACTTTTAAATAAAATTTATAACGCCTGTGACGTTGGTATCAATACAGCAAATGGGGAAGGGTGGGGTCTCGTTTCATTTGAACACGCCTCGTGTCGAAAACCGCTTGTTTTACCAAACCACACGTCTTTCTCTGACATCTGGAAAAATAGTGCGCTTTTAGCCGACGTTGCCGCATGGGTGTACGACAAGGATTTGAGCGTTGAACGTGGGATTGTCGATATCAAAGACGCTGCTTTGAAACTCACAGAGTTATATGAAGACAAAACATACCGAGAGCACGTGGCCGATGCCTGCTACAAAGTTACCCAGAACCCTTCTTACCGTTGGGATCGAATCTCTGACGCTTTTAACAAAGCCATGGAGGAGCTGAACAAGTGACACAATTCCACCGCTACCGCACCTATAGCAACCGGGTACTTAAGCGTGCTTTTGTTCCTACCAAATCAGGATTCCCTTCTGTTTTCGATCAAGCTCATGACATTGGCGGAACGTTCACGCGCATAACTTCTGGACTACCAGAAAATAGTTTTGCTAACTTCAGCCCTTGTGTTATTCAACATCGGGGCGCAACTTTAATCGCGTGGAGGTCACAGCCTAAACATTTTGTGTTCCGGCACGACATGAAATATTTTTACTACAACAATACGCCTACAGATATTTGGATCGGACAAATGCTGACAGACGATACAATTATCGCTCCTCGCAAATTAATAAATAAACCTCACAAACTTAGCTACGAGGATCCTCGAATTTTTGTGTCTCCTGAGGATGACTTACTTTGTCAATTTGTTACCAGTACATACGCGACAAAATGGGATAAAACAAACCATAAAATAATTCAAACACCCAAAGTTTGTACTGGAGTAGTTAACGAATTCGGATCTCTTGTAGATAAATTTTATCCGCCTATTGGTTTAAACCTTGAAGCAGGTAAGGCAGAGAAGAATTGGTGCTTCTTCTCTGATCTACAGCATCTTAGATTGCTTTACTCCACGCAGCCTATTGTTGTTAAGACACCTGGGTGTGAGGATAAAGTTATTGACTCGACCTGCCTTAAAAAAGTTACAGGAGACCACCCGACGTTTAACTCGACTGCGCCAGTCCTAATTGATGACGAGTGGCTAGTTTTCTATCACTGGAAATTTATGTGCAGAGAACTAGATCGTCGCCCTTATCTGCTTTATGCTTTAGGCGCCTACACATTAGATAAAGATCTGACTCGAGTAACCAAAATGCTTAACGAACCGTTATTCATCGGTTCGACTAACGATGATTTGGTTACCTGGACAGATCCAATTGGTAATGACATCTCAAATCAACCGGCCTGCATTCTGCCATTCGGTTGCTTTATTGATGACAACGAAGATTTGGTGATGTCTCTAGGAATTAACGATTACTTTATGGGTACCTTTAGAACACCTGTGCTTAACGTGTTATCTTTGTTGGAGCCCGTTGGGTGAAGAGCGTTAGCTTTTGATCCCACGAAGCCAAAGCGGGTTAGGGGTAGGTTCACGCCTACCCTCACTAATTTCTAGCTCTTCTCTTCTTTCTCGATGGTGCTCCAAATAACCATCGACGCATCTTCAAGAAGAGAATACATCGTAGGTGCATCCTCAAAACTATTCATTAATTCGCGCATACAGCGATCAGCGCCAGCTAGTAACAGACCTCGACGATCTAACCCATCTGTAAGCTGTCGTACTGCTTGAATGTGTGAGCGTATTTCTTTTTGAAGAACAGCAATTTTTGTGGCGGCCGTCGCATAGTCCAACATGCCGGTAAGGGTCATTTGCCTTACGTTATGCAAATCAGTTT